CCTTCGCCTGCCTTATCAATACTGGGAGGCGATTCCCAGTAGACGCGCCTATGTGGCGCGTTTCGGCTATGCGGTTAAGAGACTTTCGTGACGATACCGTGGCTGACGGTGACGGCTGCATACCACTTATGTGGCTGTGGGTAGTGCGGGCCTTCGACGGTGTCGCGTCCGTTGCTCGTGACTGGGAACATTCCAGAGGGGTTGTACGTGATGTGCTTCACGCCGGACTTGACCGCGTCCTTAAATGCTTTTTTGGTGCTATAGTTCGGATCTACGTAGCTCATTGTGGGTCTGCCTTTCTCTTGCTCGGTTTCCGTTGTGGTGTGTTAAGCGTCCACCATCTCTACCACGTCGTCTGCAATCAGATCGATTGCGTCGTCTATCAGCTAAAATCTCAGTTTAAGCCTGGGAGTAGTGCGACATAGGCATCTTCGACAGCTTCGATCTGTGCGGTACAGTACTCGTCGCCATCGCTCACAAGCCCCAATTCGAGTAGGTCCAGAACAAACGTGAATTTTTCGTTCGTCTCGCTCCATTTGATCGCGTCAGCGAGTGTGGGCGTGTAGCTTATGGGCTCTGTTCCAGTTCTCCGTCCTAGTCCGTTGTAGGTGCTAACCCTGTATTCAATGCGTTCGTTCATCCTTTTGGCATCCTTTCTTGAGCGGACTGCGGACCGCTCACGCGCGGGTTACTCCGGCGCCTTGGCCGGAGCCGTCCCCTTGGCTACTCTTCAATCGTGACGTTCATCTCGAGCGCGCACAGCGTCGCTAGCTCCATGCGCTCGTCTTTGCTCAGAGCTTTCATCTCTCCGACGGCGCTGGTCGTTTTGATACTGAAAAACTTTCGAAGAATCGAGACGGGTGTCATCGCTTTTTGGTGGTTCATTGTTTGTTCTCCTGGGTGTCTTCCCGGGCTTCCGTGACGTCGTTAATGTAGTCGTTAAGCTGGGCTAGCACCTTCGCCCTGTTTCCCTTGAACCCAAATTCTCGACGGGCTATCGCGTAGCACGTACTCCCTCGGCTCGTCATCCGCATACCCTCGATCTCCATTCGAAGTCCTCGTCGAATGGTCAAGAGTCGATAGATCCGGATGTCGTCACCAGTAATAGTAAATCCGCCGGAGTCATGTTGTTCGATCATGTTATCTCCCTCCCATGAGCGTGTTAAACGTCCACCACCATATACCACTCCCCTTGGATGCGGTCTACCCCTTGGATACGATGGCAGCTAATGCGATTAGGGCAGCAGCCCAGTTGGGTGACTGGTTGACGATAGCAAGGCCTTGTCGACGGTCAAGCGGGCGGAGTGCTTGCCTGGTAGCACGCTTCAGCTCATTGGGCGACAGTAGGGTATCTTTACGTGAGCTGTTGCAGGGCTTGCACGCCACGACTATCTGGGTTGGGTCTGAAGTGATAGCGCCGCTTCCCCTGGTGTAAGGTACGATATGGTCGAGTGTGGCAACTACGTCGCCGCTGCATGTAGCCCCACAATGGAAACACAGCAATGAGTCCCTGAGGTAGATCGAAGCTCGAGTGGTTCGGCGGATCCACTTTGAACCCTGCGATCGTCGGGCCGGCCGTTTCTGTAACCTCATACGTGGAAGTATACCACAGTTAGAGTGTAGGAACAACACGTCTCGAGGACACGACGACTAGGTAGGTCGACCAGGCCACCATGGCACCAGGCGACCAGGACCAGGACCAGGACCAGGACCAGGTCACCAGGTCACCAGGCAGATCGCAGCCTGGGCAAGTCGTACCCGGGTGTCACGATTTTGACGCGTCAAAAATCTGACGATCCAAAACCGCGAGCCGATCCGATATCTGTATATACCCGACCAAAATTTATTTCCCCCGTTTTTTGGTTTATGCTTATCGGGTGAAGCGCGACCATCCGGTCTGGGGCTTATTGCAGGTTGTGGTGGTGTGTGGGACGTTGTTGGTGTTGCAGGTTCAGACGGCGACGTCCTGGGATGCGCGGTTAGATGGGGAGGCGGGGACGTTCGGCGGGGTGGTATTAGTGGCGGCCTTAGCGGAGTGGGTACGGCAGCGGAAGGGGCGATGAGGGATGCCTCTACAGCGTGATCCACCGTTTCGTCCATCTGAGTTCAGGCGTGTCCAGGAGTTACTATCGACGATTGAGCGTGCCTCGAATGCGCTGAAGGATGAGCTAGTGAATCTTCGAGCGCGTATGGATGTGAAGAAGAAACCCTGGAAAGAGGTCTTTGCTGAAGACGCTGAAGACGGGGACAAGTGACCTGAACGAGTGGGATGAGGAGGGGTGAGGATGAATCTGACGTTATTCGGGAACCTGATAGCGGTCTCGATGGTGGGAACAGCCGTCTGGCTGGGGACGCCGTGGCGACCGAGTCCGCAGGAGGACCGGATTATGATCCTGGCGATTGCGCTTGCGTTTAGTGGCGGGGTCTTGACGGCGGTCTCCAGTCAGATGACGGTGACGCTCCAGGATGAGGAATCTCCGAGTCGGGCGGTTATTCGTGAGGATAAAGGGGCTGTATAAGGAACGCGAATGCCACAACACACGCTCTTGGACATGATTGCACAGAAGATCGGTGAGAGATTTGATGTTGGGGAACTTCCGTATGTTGTTCCTCCGCCTGCTCTGCCTATTCCTGAACCCGCGTCGCCAAGAGAATGGCCTTTGCGAGAGAGGCTCCTTCGTGGTGTGACCATCGCGTCTCCAGAAGACACATCCAGATACTTTAAATCAGATGATCGACGCTGGGGAGAAACTGTAATTGGAGATGATTCTCCGACCGGTCACCCCATGATTTTCATTAATGACGATAAATTTGCTCGTGCCGGGGTGACATCTCGGACACCTGAGATGGTGACCAGTGAATCTATCCATTTCCTCAAGTTAATCGACCCAGCGCGATGGAAGAAGTTACGAGACACGGCTTTGGCAGACACTAAATATCAACGATGGAATAACGAGCGGTATGAACGGGCCAAGAAAGAAGGGGAGGACCGACCGAAGGATGTGTGGCATGACGTCAGTAGCTTCGACCAAGTCATAGGCGGATATATCTTTGCCCAGAACCCGTCGATGCCAACGATGCAGGAATGGAATCGTGACGAACTTCCCATCGGACAAGAGTTTAGAAATCAACTTGATAGCCTAGCGAAAGACTTGGGCGTGAATACGGGTCGAAGGTAGAGTAATACCGTATGCCGACCGCGATTAACCTTGGTTATACGCCCCGACCGCAGCAAGTGCTCCTGCATAAAGCCCTCGGGAGTCATCGCTGGGTTGTCGCGGTCTGTCATCGCCGGATGGGCAAAACCGTCTGCGCCATTAACCACATTATCTTCTCGGCCCTCGAAGCGACCGTCGAACGCCCACGATTTGCCTATATTGCGCCTACCTATCGCCAAGCGAAGCTGATTGCCTGGGATTATGTGAAGGCGTATACCGGTCCGTTGCCTGGAATTGAGCAGCGTGAGAGCGATCTCATCGTCAATTTCCCGAATGGGGCCAGAATGCAGCTTTTCGGGGCTGATAACCCCGATGCGCTCCGGGGATTGTTCTTTGATGGGGTCGTCTTTGATGAATTTGGCCTCCAACCCGCCAATGTCTTCTCGGAGGTGGTGCGTCCCGCGCTGACCGACCGAAAAGGGTGGGCACTCTTCCTCGGCACGCCAAACGGGAAGAATCAGTTCTATGACGCCGTGCAAACAGCCGAACAAGACGAGGAATGGGCCTTATTGACCTTTCCGGTGTCGGCCACAGGGTTAATTGAAGACCCAGAACTCGATGCGGCGCGAAATGTGATGACGCCCGACGAATATAAGTGTGAGTTCGAGTGTTCGTTTGAGGCGGCGGTAAAAGGGGCGATTTACGCCGATCAACTGGAGACAGCGCGAGAGGATGGACGGATTTGCCCCGTGCCCTACGACCCGGCCATTCCCGTCGATACAGACTGGGATTTAGGGATGGGAGACGCCACGGCCATTATCTTTAGCCAGTCGCTACGATCAGGCGAAGTGCGACTCATTGACTTTGTGGAGGCAAGTGGAGAAGGATTGCAGTATTATGCGAATGTGCTCTCAACCCGCCCGTATGTGTACGGGACGCACTGGGCACCGCATGATATCGCGGTTCGGGAGCTAGGTACCGGGAAAAGTCGACTCGAAGTGGCAGCGGGATTTGGTCTTCGCTTTGAAGTGACGCCGCGAGTGACCGGTGGGGCGAGTGAAGTCGAAGATGGGATTCATGCCGCACGTCTGCTTTGGTCTCGGTGCTGGTTTGACGAGAGGAAGACGCGCCCGCTCGTGGAAGCCTTGCAGCATTATCGGCGGGACTATAATTCGCGCTTGGGTGAGTTCCGAGCAACCCCGGTCCACGACTGGAGTTCCCATGCGGCAGACGCGTTTCGAGGATTAGCGGTGCGGCATCGCTTACCTAAAGCTGTGCGCTCTGAACCATTTTCGATTGATACGATGGTGGCCCCACGAACCTGGAGTTGGGTGTGAGCAAGACGTCCACGATTAACGAAGCCCTGGATCGGTTTAAGTTAAGTCAAGCCGCGTATGCGAATCAGCGGGAACGCGAGCATGAAGACCTCGAATTCCAAATCCCAGAGAAACAGTGGCCCCTTGATGCGGGGAAACAGCGCGAGGCAACGACAATCAACGGCGTGAATATCGCCGCCCGCCCCAAACTCAGCATTTCTAAGCTCGATCAGCCGATTCAACTCATCGTCAACCAACAGCAACGGGCGCGTCTCGGCGTTCAGATTCATCCCGTCAGTCCTGAGGCGGATACGAAGACGGCCTCTATGATTCAGGGACTCTATCGCTCAATCGAGCGGGATAGTCGAGCGGATATTGCTCGGGGATGGGCGTTTGAGCGTGCCGTGAAGGCCGGGATGGGCTTTTATCGGGTCAATACGGTCTATGACAGCGAGAGCGATGACCCATTCGACCAGAAAATCGTGATTGAGCGGCTCCTCTACCAAGAAAACGTTTATTTGGATCCGTCCGCGCAAATGCCTGACTGGAGCGATGGGGAATTTGCGTTTTCGTGCAGTTGGATGCCATTTGACCGCTATAAGCGGGAATATGACACCTCGGCAATGGCGGGGTATAACGACGACGCGCTCACAGGGCTCGTGGGAACGATGCCGGAGTGGGCTCGATTGGAGGGAGACGACCAGACTCACGTCCTGGTCGCGGAATACTTCCGAAAAACCTATACGAAAGAAACATGGGTGGAATTAGAGGATGGGGGCTACAGCCTGCTGACCGATCTCCCTGAGGGAGCCGTCGTGCGAGAGGGGGGACGCCAGCGGACCGTGGAGGTTCCTACCGTTACCTGGTCGGTTATCAATGGAATCGAGGAAGTAACGAATCCCCAAACCTGGAACGGGAAATACATCCCGATTATTCCCGTTATTGGACGAGAATTACAGCCATTTGATGACGATCGCTATTTTGTGGGCATGATTGGCCCCGCGAAGGATGGACAGCGCCTTTATAACTATGCGGCAAGTAACGCGGTGGAAATCGGCGCATTGGAGCCTCGCGCCCCTTGGATGATGGCTGAGGGTCAGGATGAGGGCTACAAGGATATGTGGGAGCAGTCCAATACGCGGAACTTCCCCGTCCTCAAGTACGCACCGGTCAGCATTAGCGGACAACCCGCACCGATTCCGAGCCGTGTGCCGATTGATGGAAGTCGCCTGAGCGTCTCGATGCAGCTCCTGCAACAAGCCGATCAGTATATCCAGGCAACGACTTCGACCTTTGACCCGAGTCTTGGACGGGGCGGATCGGACCGGAGCGGTCGAGCCGTGATGGCGCTGCAGCAGCAGTCAGATGCGGGGACGAGTCAGTATCTCGATAATCTCGCTAGCGTCTCGATGACCTACGAAGCAAAGGTCATTTTAGACTTGATTCCTATTGTTTATGACCGTCCCGGTCGCGTCGTGCAGCTCGTTAAGGGCGAAGATGAGCCGTCTGTGGCGATTCTCAATCTTCCGTTTTTCATGGACCCGGAGTCGGGACGACCTCGTCCGGTCCCGATGGGAGGTATTCCGCCGATGCCGGGTGCCGCGCCCCCGATGGGTGGTCCAGGGATGACGCCCCCTCTGGGCCTTCCTCCGGGTGGTGCGCCATTACCGCCGGGGATGCCTCCGATCGGGATACCGCCGCCACCGGGAATGCTCCCGCCGGGGATGGCGCCACCGGGGATGCCGCCAGGAATGGGAGCGCCCCCGCCTGGGATGCCGCCAGGAGGAGCACCGATGCCGCCAGGAATGCCGCCAATGGGTGGGCCTGGGGGACTTCCACCGATGCTCTCGCCGCCAAAGGAACAGTTCTTCGATCTGAAGAAGGGCGTCTATGGAGTCTCCGTGACCGTGGGACGATCGTTCCAGACACGCTTGGATGAAGGCGCGGCAGAAATCGGACAGATCCTCCAGGCGAATCCGGCGTTACTTCCGCTTATCGGCCCCTTGTATTTCCGATATCGAGATTTTCCCGGATCGCAAGAAATTTCAGAACTCTTGAAAAAAGAGCGTCAGCATATGATGCCCTGGCTGGATGAGGACGAAGGGAATAATCTGATGGCGATGACGTCACAGATTCAGCAACTGCAACAACAAGGTCAGCAGTTACAAGAAGAGTTAGCCAAGGCGTCCGACTTTATCAAGACCGATCAAGCAAAATGGTCTGCGGAGGCGGCAATGGCGCGTGGGAAAGCCGACCTCGAAGTCCATTTACAGCAGATGAAGAATGCCGTAACGCTTCAAGTCGAAGAGCTGCGGGCCATGACCAAGGGTC